GCGATTATTTGATCGTAGGGTTGCATATAGATCCCAGTACCGAACGGGAGTTTAAAAACAAACCAGTGCAATCTATCCACGAACGGTTTATACAGTTAGAAGCGATAAAGTATGTGGACTTTGTTCTCCCTTACCACACTGAAGAAGATATGCACATCTTACTGAAGATATTAAGAGTAAATGTCCGTATTGTAGGGGAAGAGTACAGAAACAAGTCATTAAGCGGGGAGCAAATCCACCACGACTTAGGGATCATGTTGCACTACAATACCCGTGGACATCAGTTCTCCTCGACCGAATTGCGAGACCGAGTAAAAAGAGCAAATAAAAAAAGTCAAATGAATTAAACGGTGTTACGTTAAAACACAGGCAAAGTCACAGAAAGGATTTTACATGGATAATGAAGAAGGCAACCTTCGGGTATTGGGACAAGTTAAATATCATTACGGCAAACCATTGCCAAGACATGGTAGCCCACGAGACCGAGGCAGCGCAGATGCGTATTACGGTCGCCAACCACGTCCACATTATTTCTTAGGCAAAACACGCCAATCGTTAGAAATAAACGAAGACGGTATGTCTGACAAAGAAATAAAAGAATACTATAAAGGCTTCGACGAAGAAGATGACCGCAAAGACTGGGGCGAAGAGTGAATATATTCTTACTAGATTACGACCACGAAACTTGTGCTCAGTATCACTGTGACAAACACGTTGTTAAAATGCCCCTAGAATCTACCCAGATGTTGAGTACCGTCCATTGGCGGCACAATGCCGAGGGGCCATATCTAGCTGTTCACCAAAAACATCCCTGTACTTTATGGGCAGGACAAACAGTAGAGAACTATAGGTGGCTCTGGAACCTTGGTGTAGCTTTATGTAAGGAATACACCTTCAGGTATGAAAAGACCCATGCTTGTGAAAGAATACTTGCCATACTGCGATGTCCCCCTGTAGAACTAACAGCACGAGGAGTAACAAAACACCCTCAGGCAATGCCTGATGAATATAAATCACCGGAACCGTTAGTTGCTTATCATAACTATTACATCGGTGAGAAAGCGAGGCTATGCACATGGAAAAAAAGAATAGTTCCCCCATTCATGGAGGAAATAATGTTATCCCGTTCACACGAGAAAAAACCTCCCATTCCGCAGGAGATGACGTCACCATAGAATACAGCGAAGTTGATGTTCTTCTCTGCTCTTTATGCGAGGGCAATTCTTTTTATCTACTCAATGATCAAACAGGACAAATCGGTTGCTCTTCTTGTGGATATTTGACAGGGAGCCACTGGGCGAACAAATAAGATAAATTGATGCTTATCAGCGCCAACTGCCGTGGTACTATAAGGTACAGACATTCCGCAGAAAGGGGATATTTATGCGACTAACTAAACCACAATCCAAGTCTTTGCTCCGCAAGTGGCAACAAGACGACCAAGGGCTCTCGTTCCTTGGTTTCCGTAAACTTGTACAATCCACCAGTTTTATGGAAGATGCTGTTGTCGTAAAATGGTGCAATATGTTTCTTGCAATAGAAATCAGTGGCTATACACACTCGTAGAAAGGGGTAATTATGAAACCACAACCAGACGCATATGTATTTAACGAGGGCAAATCTCGTACGATACTACATTATGCAGACATCAACCAAGCTTATATCGTGTACCGCGAAGACGGTATACACACCGATTCTCCGATGCAGGGGAACGTAAGAGTTCACAACCAGTATAGCGATGCTAAAGCCGATTACGACGGCAGGGTTGTAGCGATTGAACATATGAATATATTTATAAACAGAGTCGAGCAAGAAGCTGAAGAGCTTTTTGGCTCAGACGAAATGTAGGAGAATACAAATGTTATCAGCCGATCTAAAAATGTTTACGGGTACCGAGCAATGGTTCCGTCACCCACTGAGCTCTAACTTTCTTTATACCGATGGTGTAAAGTTCTTTGCTGAACACTGCGGAGGAGGTGCTTACTGGTTCCTAGATATACTGGCTACCGAACTCGCCGACCTACAGGAAACAGAAGAGTTTATGTCTATCACACTTAATGTTGTAGACCGTTCTGCTAAAATAATTGCCGACGATGGCAACGGCAATGTTCTATGGACAAGGGTAATAGACTTTACAGATGCCGAAGACGGTACATGGAAGTTCTTTCTTACTAACAATGTCTTGCTACTGCCCAGTGAGTATTAATATGACTATTGGTGGTTATAGCATGAAAGACGACGGTGTGTATGGCATCGTCGTCAAACAACACGAGGCAGGTTGGTCTTTTTTCTTACAAGGGGATGATGCTGACACTTTTCGTAAAGAGTGGGGATTTTGGCAAGAACATCTCCCAGAAGAACCGTTTGGTCAGTTTTTAAATGACCATGAATATAAAGAGCTTTTTCAATGAACCTCACTGATTTTGCAGCTTTGATTGGCTTCGTCTGCGGTTTGATCGTAGGCGGGGCTATCGTATTTTTTACTTTGTCTATTTTGTGGTACAGTTAAAATGATAGAAACAGCATTAATGTGTCTTGCTTTGAATATTTATTTTGAGGCAAGATCTGAGCCCATCCAAGGGCAAATAGCTGTAGCGGAGGTCACTCTTAACAGAGTGGCTTCCCCCAATTACCCCGACACAGTGTGTGGAGTAGTCTTGCAAGAAAACAGTAAGACTTGTCAGTTCAGTTGGTGGTGCGACGGAAAGTCCGATCAACCAAAAGAACATAAATCTCTGTTAACCTCTAAAGCTCTTGCTGAATTAATGTTGACAAAAGGTGAGCATATTACTGTCCTCGGTGATACAGTCACCCATTATCACAATAACGATGTCCACCCATATTGGGCAGATCATTTGCGGGTGATAGGGAAGATTGGCAATCATATTTTCTATACGAAGAAAAAAGAAGATTCCTTGAGCCCCCGAGCTAGAACTAAAAAGATAAATTGATGCTTATCATTAACATTATCTTGCGGTAATGTAATTACATGGTGTGCAGTGTTGTTCGCAGATACGCCTATGAAGTGTTCTGTGATCCTTTACCTTCATTGCATACCATACCACTCCAACGCTCTAGAAAGGAGCCATCATGGAACAGAAAGCTTTAAATGATACAAATGTTAATTATATTGCTGATACTAATAGGAATCGGCAGTCTACTGAAGAACCCACGTTAGCAGGATCTCTTACTGCTGTTTGTGAGAACTTAGGGCAGACGCTACAGTTACTCGCAAACCAAGTTGAAGAGCTCAACAACCTACAAACTGACAACATTATCGACGATGCTGACGAGTTATGGGATAAAATACAGCCTAAACTTGATGACTACGTTGAAAGGCTTGTAAAAGACTTCCTAGAAAATGCAGATGTTGACCTTGATATTAGTGTTGACTGCGTTTCGTTGAGGTTGTAGCGATGGCGAAGTGGAAAGAAATACCTATGGTAAAGACTACTCATACTCTAGCCGAAGTGCGAACTACTATTAGTTCGTTACTTTCGGCTTCGGAGAGAGAGTTCAAGCTAGAGTTTGATGCTATTGGCGTTCAAACAAAAGAGTTTGATGATAGTCGCAAGCTAGGAGTGATCATGTTCACCCTAGCTACAATCTGCTTTAATAACCCTGAAGCTCTTAAACGCCTTGAAAAAAGGGTGGCAGACATCAATCGGCAAGTACACATTCTTGATGCTCGCCGAACAGTAGATAAAGGCAAGCGGAGGAAAATTACATGACCAATCCATTACTGACCTTTTATATTGAAGAACAAAACGAAGACTACTGCCCCATGTGTCAGCCGTTAGGCGAACCGGAATACGGGACAACTAAGATGCACCGCAGTCTACCAACTCAAGTGCATTGGGTGCGAGCCATAGCCAAGGACTTGCCAGAAGACAAAAAGTATGTCAAATTATGTTCAGATTGTTTGTATGATGCAAGCAAGTCTAAAGAAGTTGAAGCCATATTCAAGGATGATAAACCCTGGATTCCTGAGCAGTCCGGGATGTTTTTCATCCGTAGCAAATTAGGAGGAACACATGACCAAGAAAAAAAGAATACTGCCTAGTGATGAGTTTGTGGCACGAATTCTTACAGATAAAGAAAAAGGCTTGACTGCAAAGCAAATTCAGTCTTTCCACGGGATTACACCAAATCAGTATAAGTACATTGTGTACACGCTCGCCAAAAAGTTAGATAAAAGCCCTAACTTCAAATCAACTAAGTCAGCTCGATCCGTCAACGTGAGCGTGTTATCCGCTACAGGGGCTAGTGCCGAAGTCTGGAATCCAATGGAAAAAACAGTAGATTTTTTCTATCCCAAGAAAGAAACGAAATCTTTTTGGAAAGTCCTTGTGTCAAAAATCTTTTTTTGGTACGGTAAAAAAGCATAGTCTCACCTCCCTGTCCTATGCTTCACTCTCTGTAAGCCCTCTGACTCCCCTTTCTGGTCAGGGGGTTTTTTTACATGATAAACGGACTTTGCTATATAGGACCAAATGATGGACAGGACTCATTTGTGTTTTAATGATTTGATAATATACAATATCTCACTATACACATATATTCAATGGGTTAGCATGGACTATGACTCTCTGATTCCGATATCTTGATCACAAAGGATCATTACATTCGTGTCCGCGCGATCTTAAATCAGGGCCATTTCAAAATGGCTACTTTTCTTTTCCCGTCCTATTAAGTAAAGTTGTCCCATCATAAAGAGAGAAAGGTCTTAAATGGCTCTGGCAAAAGCTACTCACAAACCTACTATCGATGTCGTCGCTAATCCTCGTGTAGAAAAAGGAATCACTCCGAAACAAGAAGAGTTTTGTAGAATCTACGTTTGCGAGGACATAAGCCAAACTGAGGCCGCTGTGCGAGCAGGATATTCTGTGAAATCTGCCCATGCCATTGCGTCCCAATTACTAAACGGACAACGGTATCCTCATGTTGTGCAAAGGATAGGCGAACTAAAAGGCGAGCTGTCTAAGAAATACGAAGTAAGTTTTGAAGGACACGTCAAAAAGTTAGCTGAGATACGTGACGCTGCCATGACTGGAGGAAACTTCGCCGCCGCCGTCGCAGCCGAAAAGTCTAGAGGACAAGCGGCAGGGATCTACATAGATCGTAAAGAAATCCTTCATGGACGCATTGACCAAATGGACAGAGACCAAGTTATGAAAGAGATACAGCGTTTGCAAAAAGAGTTCCCTGCACTCGCAGCAGTAGCCGACGGCAATATGATTATCGAAGGAACTGTGCAAAACAAGATAACAAAAGACACTGCTTGACATTTACCTGTGCTATTATAAGGTAAGACAAATGTAACTAACCCGAGAAAGGGGTTTTGATATGGCTACTAAGTTTAGTGAGTGGACTAAAAAGTTAGGACAACAGCATTTTGCAATGGCTGACGGCACAGGCAGGACGCTTTGTGATATGCCAATGCTCGGCAATAACTACGCCCGAGATTACCACCAAGAAGACAAAACGCCTTGCACGACCTGTGCCGAGCGTGTTGACTTTATTGTAACAGGGGAGCTCGTAGACTGATGGCCTTTCCAATGACAAATGAGTACCAAGTCGTTTCTACATATTTTTGTAAAGACGAAGAGAAGGTAGCTTCAACGACTACTGGGATTGAAAAACGCATAGATGCAATTTTGTTAGCCAGACAAGAAAAGAAATTAGGCTTTAACGTCTATGTCTACGAAATGAACCCGACGCCTATTTTAGAAGAAGACGGTGTAGAGCCAGAGCCTGATAATTGGCACGAAGATGACCACCACGGTGAATCTTTATCTGACCACTATTACGAAGATATTGAAAGTCGCACGGAGTACTGTAACCGCATGGGATTTGATATGTAATGGGAACAAAACCCGAATCACAGTTATGGTATAAACTCCGTGACGGAACCAAAGATCTAGGTGTGTTTTGGACACGCCTAGAATCATGGGCAAGTCCAGGTGTGCCGGACTTACACGGCATCGTCCAAGGTCATCCTTTTTGGTTAGAATTGAAGGTCCACAGGTTAAAGTCCCTAAAGTCTATAACCTTACGTCCTCACCAAATCGCGTGGCAAACAAGATATTCTATGAATGGCGGCTCGGTTTATAACTTGGTTCATCATCCTTCGTCCTCTACCCTAAATATATATGGTGGACAAAGAGCGATGCAGATAGCGGGAAACGGAGAATCATGGACCCCTGACTGGAGTTGCCCGACACCGTACGATTGGACGGGTATCATCAATCATATTCTATCATCAAATCAGACCCATCACAAGGAGAAGGATCTCTAATTTTGTCCCATGATAGAGGAAGAATGATTATGACAAAGAGTTTGAGGATGATTGATGATGAACGAAAATCCACGGACGATGATTGATGATGACGATGATTCTTGAGGATTCGGAGTCTATAAATAAAGATAATCAAAGAGTATAAAAGACTTGCTCCCGCTGTGGGTTCACTATACTCTGTAGTTACTGGCACACGGTGTGCTGGGATTGCTCGTAGAAAGGAGCTTCTATCATGGCTAATACAGCTAAAAAGACTTCCCCTAAATCTGCCTCTAAAAAGGTTGTCGTTAAATCTATTGAGGTTAAACCCGTTGAGGTTAAATCTGTTGAGTTGGTGGTCACCGACCAAGAGTTGACGTACGACGACATCTGGCATTTTGTACAGACGCAAGCAGGTGGCAACGAGGCCAACGTAAGAATCGTTGCTCTTGACAATGTAGACCTGAAGTCTGACGCTCCCGTGCCCTTTGGTTACGGTGGACGGTCGGGCGGTGTGCGCCAGAAAATACAAGACTGGATGTTACGCGGTGTTGAGGGCGATGTCACACTAAAGGCGGTTCTCACTAAAGCGGCTCCGTTAGGACACAGTCGTAAAAAGCCTGTCTGTTTACACGCTCTCTTGCACGGTGGGTACTCACCGTCCAGCAAATACTGGATGACACCGTTCGTCAAGCTTGTAGTCCAAGCCTAAAGATTAGGGGACTTCGGTCCCCTTTTCTTCCCATCCCATTCCCGAGGAAGAAGGATTATGAGACCATTC